CTCCGCTTCTAGTTCCTGTAGTTTTACTACTTGATCAGATAATTTTTTGGCATCATTAGCGCCATCCAACTCTTCTCGTTTTTCTTGTTCAAAGTCAATCGACATTGATTTCTCCTTTCTCGTATAAGTTTATTTTAAGAGGATAGTACATTCTTTCTTGTCTATCCCATTTCAACAAATTAAATTTGCCGTTTGTAATATCAGAAACTATAGAACATGCAATTCCAATTATTGCAGGATCACCTGTTAACAACAAATGGTCGTCTTCAGTATAATCTTTTAATAACTTTCTAAGTTTAAAAACTAGTGGTCCTGGTGAAAATATTATTTGTGAAAATTCTGGAAGTAAAAATTTAAACTCACCATATTCTCTTGCACTCATAATATTTATTTTAGGAGCATTGGCTTTTGTCCCCGGTAATTCTTGAATTACGTATACTATTTTTTTTCTTTCTGTCATTGACATTACATATAGGATGTTCTATATATCTTGTCAACTAGAAAGAAGAAAAATTATGAATTATAAATTTAAGACTAAGCCTTATGCTCATCAGTTAAAAGCATTAGAGTTGTCATGGGATAAGCCATACTTTGCGTACTTTATGGAAATGGGTACAGGTAAATCAAAAGTATTAATTGATAACATTGCAATGTTGTATGACGCTGGAAAAATAAATGGTGTTTTAATTATTGCACCCAAAGGTGTTTATAAAAACTGGTATGATGGAGAAATTCCTACACACTTACCAGACCATGTAGAACATACATCGGTTTTGTGGCAAGCAATGATAAATCAAAAACAACAAAAAGAATTAGATAAACTTTTTGTGCCTGGAGAAGACTTACATGTTTTAATTATGAATGTAGAAGCTTTCTCTACTAAAAAAGGCGTAGAGTTTGCAGCTAAGTTTTTAAGGTGCCATAGAACAATGATGGCTATTGATGAGTCTACGACAATAAAAAATCCAGATGCTAAACGTACAAAACATATCTGTACATTAGGTGAATATGCAGGATACAAAAGAATATTAACAGGTTCTCCTGTAACTAAGTCGCCACTAGATTTATATAAACAATGTGAATTTCTTAAAAAAGAATTACTAGGTCATTCTTCTTATTATACATTTAGAACTAGATACGCAGTTATGAGGACTGCAAACTTTGGCGGTAAATCTGTACAAATTGTAACCGGTTACCAACACCTACCGGAGTTGTCAGAGAAATTAAAACCATTTTCTTATCGTGTACTAAAAGATGATTGTTTAGATCTACCGGAGAAAACATTTATTAAACGTTTAGTTACACTTACACCAGATCAAAAAAAATTATATTTACAAATGAAAAATTTAGCACTTGCACAAATGGACGGCAAGATGATGACTACCGCTACAGTCATGACACAATTAATGAGATTGCAACAAATTACTTGCGGTCACTTTACTGCTGATGATGGCACCATACAGGATGTAGACTCGAACAGAATATCAGAGCTTATGAATGTATTAGAAGAAGTAGAAGGTAAGATAGTAATATGGGCCCACTGGCAACGAGATGTTAATAGGATAATCCGGGAGATAGTTAAAAAGTATGGCGAAAATAGTTTTGTAGATTATTACGGTCCTACGCCTATGAGTGAGCGTCAAGAAAATATAAAAAAGTTTCAAGATCCAGACTCACCGGTTAGATTTTTTGTAGGTACTACACAGACGGGTGGTTATGGTATTACATTAACTGCAGCTAGCACTATGGTATACTATTCTAACGGTTATGATCTTGAGAAGAGACAACAATCAGAAGCTAGGATAGATCGTATTGGTCAAAAATATCCTATGACTTATATAGATATATACTGTGAAGATACTGTTGATGCTAGAATTGTAAAAGCTCTTAAGAAAAAAGTTAATATTGCTAGTCAGATTATGGGTGAAGAACTTAAGGATTGGATTTAACCAACTACTTTACCACCAGACCATTTCATTTCTGGTAAACCTTCGGTATATTTCTTACCATCAAAAGTTAAAATTTGTTTTCTGTTAGATCCTTGTTCATTATATGATGCGTGGATCCATCCGGCTGCACCATCGTCCGGTTTAAAAAATTCGAGAATGCATTGATCGAAGTCAACGTTGTTAGTCAGCCAGTAAGCGACCTGAATATTTGGAACACCGTGGATTTCGAAGTCTGCGGCGCAGCCCAGCGCATGCTGACTCGTTTTTTTGCTCCCTATAGCCTCGCACAGCGCTTCTGAGCGGTATCCCGAGCTAATGCTTATAGGTTTGTCGAAGTGTGCTCTAACGGGCTCTAAGACCTCGTAACAGAGGTTTCCTAGATTTTTTATCTCCCCGGACCCTGGTGTGTTGTCAATTCCCTTACGGGCAGCGACCATGGAACGTGTCATCTCTTCAAGAGTAAAGTGTTTACTAAGCTGCATAATTTATTTTGTGATGTCTGAAAGTAAAATTAATAGTACGGCTCCCATACCCCCGACTATCCAATATTCTAATCTTTTAATTCGTTCTTGCATTTCTTTTATTTGTTCAAACGTTTGCTTCTGCATAATTCTGCAAAGCTTTTCATGTGATTCTATTTTTTGTAATGCCGATTTTTTTGCCATATTATCCTCTACCAAATAGTAAATCTAATTTCTGTTGAGTTGTCAAGTTGTTATAATTACTACCTTGTACCTGTGCTGACACAACTTCGTTATTAATACTAGGTAAATTAAGTGTTGTAGGACCTAGCGGTGTGTCTTGCATGATAGGTTGTAAAGGGTTTGCAAATACAGGGAACTCAGGTAATGATAAATTAACTTCACGCATACTTGACTCTAATTCATTAATTACATCGTTTGCTACATCTAATGGATTTGAAACACCAATACGTTCTGCATTATCTCTAATTGCATTTTTAACTTCTCTTGATAATTCGTAAGGTCTAAAAATATTGTTATCAATAGAGTTTATTTCTCTTCTAGAAACTCTATCTAATGCATTATTAAAACCATCTTCAGATATATTTAATAATCTTGCAGCGTCCATGTCACCTTTTAAATTTTTCTTTACATCAAACAATGCACGGTTAGCATTTATATAAGCGTCAACAACTTCTTTTGGTTCAATTGGTCCACCTTTTAATGCGACCCTAGTAAATAACGATCTTGAATCCCTTACACCTCTTTGAAAATTTGCAACTTTAAAATTCATAGCTCTGTCAGGATTTACATTGACTGCTCTAAAACCAAACAGTCCACCAAACTCATCACCAAATTCAAATTCTTGTCCATATTTATCAAACTTACCTTTAGTAATTACATCAACAGATTCTATAGATTGGTCTAATCTTTTTAATTGATCTAATGAAAAAGGCATTTGTGCTTTTACTAAGTGTGCAAATATTTTACTATTACGATCACCAGCTGTATCTTGTTCACTATACACCTGAGCACCTTCTCTAGTTCTACCACCTCTTGCAATAATATCTAATGCAGCTTCAGTCCAAATAGATTCTGATATAAATGGTTGACCAAACTCTGACATAGCTGTGAACATACCTTTTGCAAAGTCATCCATCATACCATCTTCGTCTGTTCTACCATCTTGCACTGCATTAACAATTGATTGTAATGGTCTAATTAATGTGTCGTATGCATTAGCGTGACTAAAATCTATGTATTTAAAACTACCATCTTCTTGTTTGATAGGTAATAGTGTAGAGTTCTTAGACCATTGTGCTGCAAATCTTCTAATTGCTTCTCTCTCCTCGTCTGTGACGTCGTACAAGGCTTGGAATGCTGAGGCTGTGGCTATAGGTATAGCTGCAACTGTAGTCGTAAAACCAAATAATCTAGTGTAACCAATTCCTTCCATAGGTTTAACTACTGTGCCATCAGCTAAAGTTATAGTTTCATTTATTTCTCTCAATGCACGTCTTACAATATTTGTACCTGTTCTAGCAATCTCTGCAGGGAATGATACGAAGTTACCGATAGGTAATTTTCTTAAACCTTTTACAAAGTCAGATACATAATCGTAGTTAGGTATATTGTTTCTTACAATGTCAGCTGCTTCTTCTTTTAAAAATTGTTCATCAAGTCTTACATCAACACCATTACGTTTAAAAAATTGTCCTCTTGTTACACCAATCTTTTCATATGCTTTTTCTAATCTAGATTTTTCTACAGCCCAAGAATATATTTTCCAGAAGTCATCCTCAGCTGTGTATAAATCTTGTGATACTTGTTTTAATTTTGATAATGGTTTTAGTAATAATCTCATACCTTTGTCAGACGTCATAGTCTCACCAAAATTTACATCTTGTAGTAGTCTAGATAGATCTCCAAGTCTTACGTTAGAGTTTACAACACCAAGCTCTAGTAGTTCTTGATACAAATCGTTCTGTTTTCTTGTACCTTTTAGTCCTGTTTGTAATGCTTGGTATGCTTGTTTAATTGCAGCAGGATCTGCTGCTGGTAAGATACCGTTTGCTGCAGCAAAGGCTCCAGCACTTACAAAGTTACGTAAGTGTGTGACTGGTGATAAAATTGTTTTAGCTATTTGTGATGTAGCTTTAGGATACAATACTAAACTTTCATATAGTCTACCAAGTATACCAGGACTCTGTGTAGTTAAAGATGTTTTCTCTAAAGCTTCTGCTACACCTTTTCTAGCAAACATAGGTTTTGCAACATCACCAAAAGGATTACTTGCACCTGATGCAATGTTTACGTTTAAAGTTTGTGCAGGGTCAATGACTGCTATTCTTTGAAAGTCATCTCCAAAAAAAGCTCTTGCTTCTGCTTCTGATCTAGCAAACATAGGTTGTGATACAGAATTTTTATCTGTTGCATTTCTCCATACCTCACTTACCTCGTCATTCTTTTTAATTAAATCATCATAGAATAAATTACGACGTGTAATTAAAGATAGTTTAGCCATACCACCTATCATAGTCTGCATAGGATTTTTTTGTTTACCAAACAAATCATTAAATACTTTTTGATCTGCTTCCGATGCTATATCTCTAATAGATATTCTAGCAACACCACCACGTTTAACTGCATCATCTAACGCTGTTCTATTTACAAAGAAGTCAGGTATATTAAATAATGCATCAGAGGGTTTGTCCATTCTTAAACCTTTAGGTAAGCCAGAAGTTTTTAACACGTTGTTTACTATCTGCTCCGCTTCTAAATCGGACAAGTCTTTACCCGCTTCTCTCGCACTAGCTTTAAATAAATCTTTAGCATTATCAATTGCTTGTGCTGCAGGTTTGTATCTCATCCATGGTAAAATACTTTTGTCTTGAAAGATGTCATACGTAGAACCTAAATAGTTTTTAAATTTGCCACCAAACAATTGTTTAAATGTTTGTATATCTGCAGCGTCTAACGATCCACCAAGTTTTGAAAACAACTCTGACCATTTACTTCTCATTATAGATAGACCACCTATAATAGATTTTTCTAACTCTGCAGCTTTCTCTGGGTTAGGTGCAAACTGTTTAATTTTATCTCTGACTTTTTGTATAGCTGCATCATCCATTTTACCAAATGCTGCAACACCATCGTCACCTAGTTTTGCTTCACCAGATAATAACGCATCGTTTACTTCACCTAAAAATACAGATCTTTCTTTTGCATTTTGTTTATTAAATACAGTACGCATAGGTGGAAACAATTTATCTACATCTACATCTAAATCTCTAGATAAATTTCTTGCAACGTTTGCATCAGCTGCTTGTGCTCCAATAGATTGTCTTTCTATATCAAAAAATTCTTGTGTCTTACCACTACGTGCTCTAAATTTTGAAGCAACAGTATCAATCCATCTATCTAACTGTGAGTTAGCTGTGTCTAATCCCTTGTTCCTGTTTGTTATTTTTTTAATAACTTTACCTGTACCACCAAGGATACCTGTAAATAATGCACCCTCTGTACCAAATTTAATTCTGTTTAATATTTCTCTTGTTGCATCCGGATCTGTTTGACTTCTATCTATCGCTGTAGGTCCACCTAGTAAATCACCAAACGTACCAATAGCTTCTGCATCACCAACAAACACACCTTCTGCTGCACCACCACCTAACGCACCAGCTATAAACTGTCTGCCTTTACCTTTTGCTGTAAGTTCTAATGCTTCGTCAGCTGCACCAACTAAACTCTTGTTCCCTAGTTTGACATATTTATTATTTCTACCTGCAAGCATGGACGCTTTTGCTAAACCGCTAGCAGATTTAAATGCAATACCACCAGGAACACCAATGTTAACTAATGCTTCTGTAATTTTACCAGCAGCTGTTGCTTCTGCTTTTTCATCAAATTCTGTAAGGTCATCAAACCATTTTTCTACAGCAGCAGCTTTACCACTGTTGACACCAAGGTCCATAAGACTAGCGCCTAATGAAAAAAAACCTTTTGGTATAGCAATAAGACCTGACGCTACACCTGATAGCATAGACTCTATTGTACCTACTTTGTTATTTTTTTCTGCACCTTGAAAAGCTGATAGATAATCAAAATTAGAAGCCATTTAACCCCCTATTTAAGTGCACTTATAGGAACTGGAACTACAGCACCTTCCTCAGTAATTTGAATAACTTTATCTTTTAGAACATAAACACCAGACGGATAATCTGGAGTAGTTTCATCTGCATTAACTGTAGCAACTATTTTAGTCATATAATCTACGGGATCTGCATTACCTAAATCTTTTGTTGGTAAAACTTTAACATTAAGTTCAGGATTATTAATACTTATTAGGGAAGCAAGGTTTGAACCTGAAGGCATATCATCTTTAAGCATTCTTGCTTGAATAATTTCAGCAGTAGTATTGCCTTTTAGTTCTTTATTTAATTTTTTAGTTGCAGCTTCTTTGTATGCAAGATCTGCTATTGATTTAGGATCACTTGCATTAATATCTTTTTCAATCTCACCTTTAAGTATAAGTGTGTCAATTGCATCTTTAGTTGCTTTAGGTTTGTCAAAGTTTTTACTAGTTGCTTGAATAATTTGATTAATTAATTTACCAGATTTAATATCACCTTTGAAATCTCCAGACTCATTTATCAACTGACTAGCTGAAATTAAAGATTTATATGCAGCGTCTTTGTTCATACCTTTAATGTCCATGATGTCTCTGTATCTCTCAACATTTTTCTTACGAAGTTCTTCTGCAGATAGTTCTACGCCGCCACCTTTTTTAGTTTGAGGTTCTAAATACATTCCCGGGTCCCCGCCTCCTGGTGCTCCAGACGTACCTACTCTACCCTGTAATAATTCAGCTGCATTAGGTGGTGGTGGAACTTCTTTACCATCTTTAAAAAATTTACCGCCGGCATATATTAAACCTCCTCCAACTGTCAATGGAGATGAAGCTAAATATTTTGCGCCTTGAAATGCTTTTTTACCAACTTTACCGGCAAATCCTGTGCTGCCTGCAAGTAATCTACCTTCAGGTGAATCTATAAAATATTTACTAAATTTATTTGGAGTAAATATTTTTTCTGTTACTTTACCACTGTAGCCTGCCGGTTCGTAAAATCTTTTCATTGGTCCTGCAAAGTTACCGGTAGTTGATCTAGTTGCAGTGCTACCAAATAAACCTTTAAGCGCTCTAGCGCCTCTCATTGCAAGAGGGGCTAATCTTGCCAGTCCCATACCTGCTCCATATACAATAGGTGCTACGTGTTTTTCTCTACCACTGGCATCTCTAAATTCTTTTGGATGTTCACCAACCAATAACATACCACCATCTTTTTTAGGTTCCCTGATCCCCGACATAACACCCTCTTTGATAGGGCCGCCGTATCTAAACATTGGTCTATTTAATGGCTTCATAATAATTCCTACTTATATATTTGACCAAACAATCCAGCAAGACCTGTAGCCGTACCTAGTGCTGTTTGGAATGGACTTGTTGTTCCTGGATCTTGATACTGTGACCCTGCTACACCACCCATTAATCCTGTTAATGAATTACCATACTGTGATAATCTTCCATAAGGCTCATATGCTCCAGTCTGTGCTGCTTGTGCATCAGCAGATAAATTTGCTTGATTCATACTTTGACGTAATCCTCCAAGAGAACCTAGTGCAGAAACGTCTTGACCCATACCTGTTCTACCAAAATCAGATAGACCAAATTGTTGATTCATTTGATTTCCGTATGCACCAGCTAGTCCTTGTTGTGCTGTACCAATAGATCCTTGGTTCATAAAATTTTGTTGTGCTAATTGATTTGCTTGACCAAATCCTTGTTGTAACATTGAAGCTTGTAGTGCAGATCTATCAGCTAATGAATCAGCATTGTATTGACCTAGCATCGCACCTTCTCTACCACCACCAAAATTACCAGAAGCTACAGCTGCGTCTTTAATTTGTTGTTGTCCACCTAATCTTTGTTTATCAAATTCTGATAACGTTGCATCAATAACTTGTGATTGATACGGAGACATAAAAGGTTGGTAAGCTTGTGGTCCTGTCAATGCACCTAGTCCACCGATTGTTGCCGCTGATTGTCCTAGAGCCCCGGCCCCTGCTGTCTGTGCAGTTTGTGCTGCTTGTAAAAATGGTTGATAAGAACCTACACCTTGTTGTGCAAGGTTGATTGCTTGTGTTTGTAAAGGATCTTCTCCAGCAACAAATTGTCTACCAGTAAATTTACTAGTATCTATTGGTGCGGAATATGTGGCTTTCGCCTGATTTGCGTAATCTTTTACTGCTGGTTCTAAATAATCTTGTACTGACATTATATTACCCTCGACTGTAACATTTGTTGTTGATCATACATTGCTTGTGCGCCTTCTAAACCTTGTGACTCTTCAGAAATTTCACCGCCCTGCTCTAAATTACTCATTAAATTTTCCATTACTTCAGCGCCTTTATCTATATCGCCGCCTCCTGCATTTCTAACAGCATCTGCTGTAAATACAAACTCATTCTTAGATAGTCTAGCAGGTACATCGTCAGCTCTTTCTTTGCCACCCATTGCTACAAAACCACCTTCGTTTCTATAATCTTTTTCCATGCCACCCATGTCAATCATTTCTGATGCTTCATCAGTTGCCATAATACCACCTTCTTGTTTACCTATTCTTCCGCCATAAGCTTTCATAGTTAATACACTTAAAAGATTAGTTATAGTTTTAGAATCTTGTCCAGTTATAGATGAAATTTCATCTATACCCATTCCTTTATTATTCATATCTATAATTATAGAAAATGTATCTTCATCTATATCTGGAAACATATCCTGTACCATAAATTTATTTTTTTCTTTTTGGTTATCTCCTAACATATTTTCAGTTTCTCCAGAAAATATTTGTCCAACTGCATTAGGAAAAGATTTTATTACATCTAAAATTCCAATATCGGACTCACCTGCATAACCAGGTCTTGAACCATCACCACTAGGACCTACTAATTGTCCACCAGCGTAACCTATTCTTCCACCATTAGCTGCCATTTGAACTGCTTCTGGTTGTTCCATACCCGCACCTTCTGGTTGTTGTGATGCCTGCATCACGGCTTTTACAAATTGTTCAAAAGATAAATTACCACCTTTGTTTTTGTACTTAACATATTCCATCATAAGCATTTGTTCAGCTTGTGCTTCTCCTGCACCACCACCCATGTTTAAAAATGTTTGTTGTGGTCTAATTCTTTGACCTGCACCTGATCTTATAAATTCTTCTTCATCGTCTTCCACCAACATACCATTAGCATAACCTGCACGACCACCATCAGCTGCGTAGAAATTTTGCATTACATATTTTTTCTGTGGCATAAAATCTAGACCAGCACCTGCATTACCTTCACCACTGTAATAATTTTTAGCACGTTGGACCTGGTATCTTGGATCCATTTGATCTACTGGACCATCATCGTCATCATCACCACCCATCAAGAATGGAGCTGCAATAGCTGTAGCACCTAAGCCGCCTGCTAACATTCTACCCATGCTAAAATCAGCACCTTTCTTACCACCTTCTCTAAACATGTTTCCAAATTTACCCATTATACCTTCACCGCTTTTGATATTTTTTAAACCACCTTTTAAAAAAGCTCCAAATTTATTACTACCAAAACCGCCTAGACCTTTGCCTCCCATAAAACCTGGAAGTCCACCGCCTCCGGCAAAATAAAGTCCCCCACCTAGTAGAGCTAGTTTACCTAAAGGACTTTTAGTAATTTTCTTTACAGCACGACCAGCTTTCTTTACAAGTTTACCTAAGAAATAACCTTGTCTAGGGTCCTGTAGGGAACCTATTCCTGATTGTATTTGTTGGGGTTCTTGCATTCTAGATATTGCCATAAATTTACCTTAATTCCTATGTTTACTTGGTTTTACTAAATAAATCAAGAGGAGGCATTATAACTTTTACGTCCTGTGCCATCTCTTCTGCCTTATAACCCTTGGCTTCCCAGTCTTTTCTTTCCTTAAAAACTTCACCTGTTTCCTTGTGTCTGTAAGTTTCTTCTACTTTAGCATGTAATAATTCCATTAATCTATTTTCTCCTTTTTAATGTTTAAAAAACTAACTCCATAATCAAATGAGTCCGTATTGCTTGATTGTATGGTAAATGTTGATCCACCTTCTACTATTAGGGGCTGGGCTAGTAATTCTTTAGTTGTATTAGCTGTCAACTGTACTGATTTAATAGCTGTAATACTATTGTTTAAAACTGTTACTGTAGGTGTACCAGCAGATGTAACTAGTATAGATTTAATAATTATAGTTTCATTAACTTCTGGCTTACCTGTTGCAAAAACAGTTAATGCATTTCCTGTAGTGTCATTATCTTTACCTACAAATTTATACTGGTTTACTACTGCCACTATTCTAAAAAGAAACTTTTAGCTTCTATCTCCTGTTTTACTTCTTGTTGAAATGTTGTGTTTAATTTTTTTATTACTGAATCAAGATCCCTGACCAACGATTGTAAGTTAGTTTGATTGTATTCTGGTTCAGCTCTAGTTAATGATTGTACAATTTTTGCCATTATAAAATACTTGCTAGTCCTCCGTTTTTAAAATTTACTCTACCACCATAAAAGTATCCGGCTCTACCGCCTCTTGCATAATGTTGTGAGTATCCTTGAGATGTTCCTGTATTTGGATTACCATCGTATGTTGCTTCTCGAGCAGTTTGTCCCTGAGAATTTCTAGCAGTATTTCCACCTCCACCACCAGATATATTAGCTGCTTGATCATAGTTTGAACTTGTTACACCTCCTGGTGCATCGTAACTACCACCAGTAGGGTAATTTCCAACTGAAGTTTCATCAGCATTTGCAGCATCCGCAACAGCTTTATCTTCTTTTTTCTTAGTAATAAATCTACTAATGATAGTATCTTTTTTCTTTTTCTTTTTTTCCTCTTCTTCAAAATCAAATATTTTATCTGTTTTACCTTGTGCATTTAAAAAATCTGCTTTAGCTGCTTCAAGAGCTGCTATTCTTGCCCCTTTATTTTTATCAGACATTTTTTCTTTTGCCATTGCAATTCTTTTATCAAAACTTTCTGCAGTTAATTTATTAGCATTGTATCCTGCCATAACATTAGCCGCTGTATCATAATCACCTTGTCCTTGAACAATCTGTCCAATGTCGTTAACCATTATACCTTGACCCCCTAATTCATTTTCTAATATTGCTCTTCTGTTAACCGGAAGATAAGGGCTTATTTGATCTCCTAAAAATTTTACACCTTTCATAATACCTCCAGCATATGGAATCATACTTAAAAGACCTTCCATTTTTGATGATGGTTTATTGTAATAATCGGCACCCTTATAGTTAGGATCCACTTCCATCATTTTCATATTCATAGTAGCAGACAAATTAGGATCATATCCATCGACAAATTGTCTATACTCATAGTTAGGTTGATAAGTTCTATTTACAATTGAATTTGGGTCAGGGTTGTAGACACTAAAATTATCTCCACCACTACCAGCAAAAGCATTAGTTGCAACGATACCTTGATCAACTACTGGTTCCTGATCCTCGGGTAACTGAAAAGGATTTAATAAATATTTTTGTTGTGGAACATATTTAAAACCTGCGTCTCGTATCTCTTGATCTGTAGCCATTACCTTCTTCCTCCCGGATGTATATCTAATCTAAATGTCCCTAGTTTCCAATCTTGAGAAATGCCTGTGTTTGCAACTTCTAATGCAATTTGTCTAGCTCTCACTCTTACATCTTTTTTAGTTGTAGTAGAGTCACAAGTAAAACTTGTAGTAGTTTCGCTACTGTTTGGATATAATCTTGTTTTAAATTTAACTGCAGTGTCCCCTGTCTGCGAAATAAAATCTGGTATAAATCTACTAATTCTCATAATGTATTCACCGTCTCCTCTAATATCGGGCATTCCTACAGTTTGTCCTGTGTTACTTCTACGTTGGGTAATGTCAAAATCACCAGAAGTAATAGTCCCTATAACCGCAGTTACTGTCCCTCCTGCATTAATTTGATCAGTCCCTGTTTCCTGGTTATAATATATCGTACTTCCGTCCGTATTACCAATAACATCTGAAGAGGCATCATCAGAAGGATTATAGTATGTTGCATGTGGTTTATCGAAGACAGCAGAATCCTGCCACGCTGCTCTAGGTAAGGTACCAGTTGTCCATATAGGACGTTTAGCCGATGAGTCCAGATAGTTATATGTAACTACCCTGTTAATTTGATCTGACGCTGCTGTACAATAAAACCAGCTAACTTCACCAAACAAATTATTTAATCCTGCATTAATAAGATCTCTAGATGTAGCGTTTATGTCATCGTAGACATGGTCTTCTACAAGACAAGGCATAGATTTTAACTGACCATCGTACGTAAAGAAACCATTCTCTGACATCCAATAAGCAGTACCATCAACTTCAATACAAGCATTTTTACCAAACAATCCACAGTTAGTACCTACTTGTTCAAAGGCAAATACAAAATCTCCACCTACAAATTTCATTAAAAACAATGCAGTATCAGTCCATACATAGATAGCATCCCTACCTTTAATAGCTCCCATAATTTTAGAACCATCAGCAAGCCTTTGAGTACCAGAATTATTTTCTGCTTTTACGGTATAAGCATCTGTGCCATCAATATTTTCTTGATCAGAGAAACGTAAAAACATATCATCTTGCGTAGTTTGATCACCTATTGTAGTTTCTGTACCAAAAAATACTAAGTGTCTATCTGGTGTAGATACCAATACATGACGTGATGCAGTTGGTGCGTTTGCTAAAAGTGTTGCTCTGTTTTGTGTAGCGTTTGCAGCGGACGCGTCCCATTCAAAACACTTTCCATTATAAATAAGTGCAATTAATTTTGTACCATAATTATCAAGAATCCATAAACCTGGATCAATTGTAAAGTCAGTAGATGCAGGATCTCCCCAACCAGCAAAACTAGAAATATTTGTGACTGTAGCACCACCACTATGTCCTGCTTTAGAAGTTCCATTAACTTCTCTTGCACCACCACTTAATATGTTAGTTGTAGTATTGTTAGCTGTATAACTAATATCTTCTGTACCTATTCTTATTTCACCAGCTGATGGAAAAGCTGCTGAGTTAGTTAAAGGGATATCAGTTACCGTGTCATTAATAGTAGAAGCCAAAGTCGTGGTTGCAGCACCCAATGAAGTACCTCCAAATAAACCAGCACCCCAACCAAAACCACCAAGTTGTTGAGAAGGACCTACTGTAAAATAACATAATATAGAAGTGCTATTCCCATCACTTGTAGTTAAAGGTGTTCCTGACTCTTGGTTCTCGGCTGTAATGGTAAAAGTTGTAGTAGTTGGTACAGATGTTACCATGTATTTAATATCTTCAAATGTAGCATCAGTGTAAGTAGATGCTACTGGCACTCCCGTTACACTGTCAAATAAAACAATGTCATCCTCTATTAATCCATGAGCCCCGGTGCATGTTACCGTAATTGTTTTAGATGATGATGTACTTGTAAATTTTGCGCCTGTTAAAGTAGTTCTTATAGGATGGATATCATAATATGTTCCACCTGAATATACATATAAAATTCTGTTTGTTCCTACGGCTGCGTATTTAATACCTGCATTATCATCCCAATGGTGAATAGCTCTAGCCGCGCCTGTTAGTTTATCTTGTCCTAATTGTTGCCAGCCACCTATTTTTTCAGGTGAACCGTATCTAAAACGTACGTTATCCCCATCAAACCATTGCCCTTCAGCACCGGTTTCTGTAACTTGTTTATTAAAACCTGGAGCAAAACCTAATTTTTGTAGCATATAACCTCATAAATAATTAAAAGGCCCAGCTTACAAAAGAGTAACGGGTGCCTTTAGTTGCCTCTCTTACTTCATGTGGATACATGAAATTAGATGGAAACAATAGTATATCACCTGTTTTTAACTCAATTTTCTCTCCTCTGCAATAGAATTCAGAGCCCTCATAGTCTTCATTTAGGTTAGCTACAATAGATACTAAAGGTACTCCTTTCATATTACCATCAAAAATACTGTGTATATGATCATAGTGTTCTCTCATCATGGTACCGACACTATATCTGTTAAATCTTATTGGACTAAACTTACTGAGCCATGGTCCTTGAGTCTTTTCTCCCGGTGTACTATGTTTTTCTTGATACTCACCCAATGCTTTAACTAAGTATGGTGTTAGCTTTGCTTGTTGCTCTTTAGTACAATTCATGACATCTAATTCTTTTGTAGGCTCAGATGAATTTTCACCTGATGCGTAATTATTCCAAGTATGTTTTTTCCAAATACCTTTATTGCATTGATCTATTAACTCCTCACATAACTCTTTAGGTATGTGATTCTTTACGTATATATAACTTTTAATTGTGCTCATTCATTAACCTCCTTATATCTAAATGAGTTAGTGCTTGTTCTGACCCTAATGCATCTATACTAAATGTATTAAATGATAGACTTATTCTATCTTCTTTACCTTGATTAATAGGTACACTATGTTTTAATGAAGATGGAAATATTACTAATTCGCCTGGTTTACAAGGCAACATAAAAGATTCTGAGTTAAGATGATTCCATTCAAAAGGTTCTAATTTCATACCATCTTGATTTGTTTTTGAAAAAGTTATTGGTGGTAGTTCTTCATTTATTTTAAAATACATTACACCAGATACTATACTATTTGGATGCACGTGTTCGTGATGTCTTGATCCTTGGGGATTTCTATTAGCCCAACATTGAGTAATTATTAATCTTTGTTTTGATCTTAAAACATTTTTAGTAAATTTATCTACAGACTCACATAAAAAATTTTTTATGTTTTTAAATTCTTCTTTACGCAACAAGTATGATTCGTCCGATCTGTAATTACCATTAGCTGATTGTTCACGATAACTAATATTTTTTAAACACTCTAATTCTTTATCAATTGATTCTTCGTAAGGTACAATTAATAAAGGTGTGGGAAAAAGCTGTAATAATTCTTCTTTCATTAATATCTTTCTATCCTATAAATAAATAGAAGTCAATTGATCTAAATCAATTATGATTGTAAACCACCGTGTGAGTCTGATGCTGAAGAGAAATAGCCCCTAGTTACATACATGTCACCAAAATCTGCAGCGTTACCTGTAGACGCGATGGTTACATAATCCATAACATTTGATTCTGAAGGAGCAGCACCACCTAGTGCTATAGATCTAGTATTACTAGAACCTCCTCCTAAAGATCCTCTAGCAACTGTAAGGTCACCAAAATCTGTCGCATTACCAGTTGAAGCTGTAGTTACATAATCTATTACATTAACAGTAGCACCACCCATTCTTAAAGCTCTTGTAGAAGATGCGCCTCCAGCTGCATAAACAATAGTAGTTGTTAAATTTCCAAAATCTAAAGCATTACCTGTTGAAGCTATTGTTATATAATCTATTTTATCTGAAGCTGAAGGAGTATATCCTCCCATAAATAAACCTCTTACAGGAGAACTAGCACCAGCAGGTCCACCAGTTGTAGATATTAAGTCTCCAAAATCTGTAAAGTCACCAGCTGTTGCAAAAGAAGCATATTCAATTATGTTTGAGTACGAACCACTTACTCCCCCTGCATTAATAGCACGTGTTGTGCTAGCACAACCTTGAGAAGTTCCCACAGTTGCAGTTAAGTTTCCAAAATCAAATGAATTACCCCGTGAAGCAAAGTCAACAGCATCTACTAAATTTGTTTTACTAGGTGTATCTCCACCCATAAACATAGCTCTAGTCATATTAGAAGTTGCACCACAATAAGCTCTCGTAGAACCACCTGCACTATCACCAAAATCTACACCATTTCCAAGTGTTGAAATATTGGTGTATTCTATTGTTCCACCATGAGGTGCATTACCTCCGTTTGAAAGTATTCTCCCTGATCCAGGCATATAGGTTACTGATGATCTTGGTGCAAAACCTAATTGTAAACCACCGTGTCCTTGT